GAATCCTTTCCACCCACAAACCCTACACCTGACGATACAATGGAAAAAATTATGTACCGATCCGGTCAACGTAGTGTCGTTGAGTGGGTCATTAAATATATGGAGGAAAACTGATGTCTAGTTTTATTAGTAGGTTTGGTGGTAGTGGTGGTATGGTTGGGCAGGCTTCTATCAACAGAGCGCTTGCTTCTGGCATGACTATCAACCAGATTCGCAGTGAACTTAGTGCACAAGGTGTTGGTACCGGTGCTAAAGCTACATCGTTTCTTGCATCTAAACCTGCATCATCATTTGTTTCACAATATGGTGGTACGTCAGATCAATCTGCCGCAGGACTAGCTTCTGTACAACGTGCTCTATCTAGCGGTATGACTTTGGAGCAAATTCAAAGCCAAGCTGCTAGCGAAGGTGTTGCATTCGGACCTGCGGCAACTAAATTTTTTATGGATAGTACTACTCAAAAAGTACAAGCCGAGACTGATAAAAAAGTAGAAGCTTTTTCAGAACTTTTTACAACTAAACTTGCTGATCTAGAAGAGCAACGTGTAAAAGATTTGCAAGAGATGCGGGATACTTATGAGCAAGAACGTGTTGCCCGAGAAGAAGCAGAGGCACTTCGGGCTAAGCAAATGACAATTGCTGAGCAAGCCCAAAGAGCTAACGTTGCTCGTGGTGGTGCTCAAGGTCAAATCAGTTTTGGTACACGACGCACTGAAGGCCGTCCAGGAGGCACTGGGGCTTTTAAGCGTCGTCTTAAAATCACACCTGCCACCGCACAAGGACTTGCTATTTCTGCTGCAAACAAAATGTCCGGATCACTTAACATCTAATGACTGCTAAACAACGTTATGACAGATTGTCTTCAAACCGTTCCCAGTTTTTAAATGCTGCTAGACAAGCATCTGAACTGACTCTACCTTATCTTATTCGGGAAGATGAGCACACCACAAAGAGTGCTCTAAAGCTTACAACACCCTGGCAATCAACAGGAGCTAAAGGTGTGGTGACTCTTGCAAGTAAACTTATGCTTGCATTGCTACCACCACAAACCAGCTTCTTTAAATTGCAGGTTAATGATGTCAACCTTCCTGAAGAACTTGGTCCTGAGATCAGATCTGAACTTGACCTGTCGTTTGCTAAGATCGAACGCACTGTTATGGAATCCATTGCGGAGTCCGGTGACCGTGTAGTTGTTCACCAAGCATTGAAGCATTTGGTTGTAGCTGGTAATGCCCTGATCTTTATGAGTAAAGATGGATTAAAACTTTATCCTCTTTCTCGATACGTGGTAGACAGGGATGGTAACGGTAACGTTATTGAAATTGTAACGAAAGAAACAATCTCGAAAAAATTAATTAAACAATTTTACCCAGAATATCAAGACAAGTCTAAAGATTCTGTGGTTGACGATCATACACACATCCCGATGGATGAATGTGTTATTTATACCCACGTAAAACGCGACAACAATCGTTGGGTCTGGCACCAGGAACTGGATGGTCAGATCCTACCCAAGTCTATGGGCAAGGCTCCTCTTGACGCCAACCCCTGGCTTGTGCTACGATTTAACCACGTAGACGGAGAGGTCTACGGACGTGGTAGAGTCGAGGAGTTCCTCGGAGATTTGAAGTCACTTGAAGCTCTGTCACAAGCCATCGTTGAAGGCAGCGCTGCAGCTGCTAAGGTAGTGTTTACTGTCAGCCCAAGCAGTACCACCAAGCCCCAGACACTTGCTAAAGCAGGTAACGGCGCTATCATCCAGGGACGCCCTGATGACATTGGTGTGGTACAGGTTGGGAAGACAGCCGACTTCTCCACTGCGTATCAGATGATCGGGTCACTGACTCAACGCCTGAACGAAGCATTCCTGATCCTCAACGTGAGGGACAGCGAACGCACCACAGCGGAAGAGGTCCGTATGACACAACTCGAACTGGAACAGCAACTCGGAGGACTCTTCTCCCTGCTGACTGTTGAGTTCCTTGTGCCATACCTCAATCGTAAACTCAACGTCGCACAGAAAACTGGCGACATTCCACGACTGCCCCAGGGCGGTATTGTACGCCCCACTATCGTGGCTGGTATTAATGCCCTTGGTCGTGGTCAAGACCGTGAGAGCCTTGCACAGTTTCTTACTGTCATCGCTCAAACTATGGGTCCAGATGCTATCGCACAATACATCAACCCTGATGAAGTCATTAAACGTCTGGCTGCATCGTCTGGTATTGACGTACTCAACCTTGTGAAGAGTATGCAAGAACTGCAGGCTGAGCAACAGCAAGCCATGCAACAACAACAGGCAATGATGGCACAGCAGCAGGCACCACAGATGGCAGCAGTCGAACAGAAGGCAGCCGCAGCTGAGATGCAAGCTATGCAACAGGCACAACAAGAACCACCTATCCCCCAGTAAGAAATGGCTGAAACATTTACGATGAACGAAACACCTGCTAATCCTGAGATTCTTAACTCGGATGAGAAAGACTCCCTGGCGGTTGCTGAGTCTCTTGAGGGTGGAGAGCAGCCGCTGCTTGCTGGCAAATTCAAAGACCCGCAAGCACTTGAACAAGCGTACGTTGAGCTTCAGAAAAAACTTGGAGAACCACGTGATGAAGTACCAACCCCCGAAGACGAGGGTGAGCCTGCAAAGGAAGAGCCTGCAGAAGAAAGCGAAGACACCGACAGTGGCGAAGGTCTTAGTGAAGAGCAAGCCGAGTTCTTGATGGACATGGTTGGCGGTGACAAAGCCTACAAGTCCATGCTACAATGGGCTAACGACAACTTCTCTAAAGATGAAGTATCTATGTACGACAGTGTGATGGAATCAGGTAACCCTAATGCCATCTACTATGCCGTACAGGCTCTGCAGGCTCGCTACAATGACAGCACTGGTACAGATGGTCAGACATTGACCGGACGTGGTGCGGAGAACACTGACGACTCATTTAAGAGTCAGGCCGAGTTAGTCGCAGCTATGAGCGATCCTCGCTATGATCGTGACCCGGCGTATCGGCAAGACCTGATGCGTCGTCTTGAAAACTCTGATGTATCATTCTGATGACTGCTGTAACTGAAGACAGGGGTCGTCTTAACCTCTACGCAAAAGAACCACCTATGACTATTATGGACGTAACTGAAACCCACAATGAAAAGGCTGAGAAGCTTAATGGTCGTCTTGCTATGCTTGGCGTCCTGGCGGCTCTTGGTGCTTATGCAATCACTGGTCAAATTATCCCCGGAGTCTGGTAATGCCCTACGGTAAAGGAACATACGGTACAAAGAAAGGTCGTCCCCCTAAGAAAGGGGGCAAGAAGTAATGGCTAAACGTGGTCTTTACGCTAACATCCATGCTAAACGCATGAGGATTAAACAAGGCTCTGGTGAAAAGATGCGGAGCCCTGGTGCCAAAGGCGCACCAACTGCAGCTAACTTCAAACGTGCTGCTAAAACTGCTAAAAAACCTAAATCTAAAAAAGCTTAACTAATCATGAAATCTATTATTGCTTCCGGTCTCCTCCTCGGTATGGCACACGGTGCCGCTATTGCTGGTCCCTACGCAAACATTGAAGCCAACTCTGGTTTCTACGGTTCCGACTATACTGGAACTGCTACCGATGTTCACGTCGGTTATGAAGGGGCTAACTGGTACGTCCAGGGTGGTCCTGCTCTGTTGGCACCTGATGGTGGTGACGGTGATGTCGAATTGTCTGGCAAAGCCGGTGGTTCTTACAGCGTGAATGATGCGCTGTCTGTCTATGGTGAAGTTTCTTTCATCACTGGTGACGACGACAACGGTTACGGT